CCAAAATATTTCATTCTTGTTCTCGACGATTATAATCAGAACCACATCAATAATGGTCTCATTACTATCACTGAATTGTCTACCAAATTGGCCATACCAAGCTATTATAACACCTCTCAGCCTTATATTTGTAGCTCCAATGTATCCAATATTAGCCCATTGCTTTCTGTAAACAGTATCGGTAACGTTCCCAATCAAAACATAAATGGTCTTCAAGATAATTTTGATTTCAGTTATGGTAAAATACAGACCATTTTACCGTCTGCGCCTAGAACTCTAACTCAGGCGCAAATTTACACCGTTAATGAGATAATAAAAAATAGAGAGAAAAACACTTCTTATAGGGGAAAAGCTCCTACTAGTTCAGACACCTTTGCGTTAATACCTATTAAGCGCGGCGGGTTAAATACTGGGGATATGTATGTTGATTTCAGTGGTTCTATACAAGATAATAAACGCATCTATTTTGGTCCTGTGGACATTGATAGGATGAGGATTCGGTTGCTCGATGACAGGGGATTTACAGTGGATCTACACGGACAAGATTGGTGTATTACACTTATTAGCGAGAACTTGTATCAATACTAGGGGAACGTAGTTCCCCTATGACCCCTCCTTTTATTTACGAACCCAACTCCTCTATTTACAAACCCAACTCCTCTATTTGCGAATCCTATGCTGAAGAAATTTAATGCTTTGAGTTTTTATTTTTTTCAAAAAATTGAAAAACTTTTCATTAATATGTTTACTAGTATATTTATATAAAGCCTTTTAAATATAAAAATATACAAATATACAAATACAAATATGAATGCGATCGACTTCGATATAATTGAAGTAGAAGATATCATGACCTTTGTAGATGAAAATACAAAAGGGGACAATGATTCAACTAACAAAACCAGGGAAAAAATTATAGCAAATATTTTGAGTCCATCTCCAGATTACTTAGCAGATCCAGTTTACGGGCCACATTGGACCAATGTTCACGACAAGCTGAAGAGCGCATTGGATTCGCTGTGTAGCCATCCTTATCATCATATAAACATCGAACAAAAAGGAGGTATGACTTTTAATTATGATTTTGTTGTTAAATTTTGCGATGACAGGAACGCAGTGATTCATTCGGTTAATTTGGAATTCAAAAATAACGCATCGGACATAAAAGGTCTCATTCAATTTCTTGAGCTTTATGATAAGGATTGTAAGGCAAAATTTGGGTTATTTGAATACTCATATTCTGAGTTTTATTATGACCATTATTTGGATGCTTACTTGGCTTTAGACGGAGAAGACGGCATTACAGTTGTGGAAAAGCCCAGCAAGGAAACCTATTTAGCCCACATTCACGATATAAAATATAAACATCCCTTCTTTAGATATATTTATACTAACAAAACCAAAAATAAAAAACAAAAGGACGCTCTGGTCGCAGAGTCAAGAAAAGAATTCATCAAAACATATGCGGAGACCTTTGTTTTCGACAAAATCACCGAAAAAATTATAGAATCACAGAACAACAAAATATTCCTGCTTTGGGACAAAACCGACTTTCTTATTCAAACGATTGATGTCAAAAATATTCATATTTCTGGTATCAAGCCTGGTAGCATAAATGATCTGTATTTTGATGTTATAGTTGCTAATTTTATATATGACATTCGCATCCGACTTAATTGGGGAAATAACAATGGCGTAGCAAATCCGAGATGGAAATTCACACTGCTTTCTAAGTAGTTAAGGGAACCTGTTAAGGGAACTGCCGTTCCCTTATGATCCCATGCTCTTAATATTTCTCTTATGATCCCATGCTCTTAATATTTCTCTTATGATCCCATGCTTTTAATATTTCTCTTATGATCCCATGCTCTTAATATTTCTCTTATGATCCCATGCTCTTAGTGCTTTCTATTGTCTTTAAAAACGGATGTTTGGCTCCACCTTTTAAAGGTGGAAAATGGGCAATATCGTCTCCAATTCAGTCTTCGACAATCCATTATTTCCAAAAAACATATCTATAAATTCCCTTGTTTTAGGGTTCTCAAAACTACAAATAATTTTTTTATACAGCGCAGACAGTTCGCTTTTTTTCCGAGGCGTCGGAGAGTATATCACATTTAAATGATTTTCCACCACAAACGGCATCAATTTTTCAATCAGTGCGTATTTAAAATTATAGCTAGCATTTCCATTTCCTCGATTGACAACTATTACCGGATCCGTAGAGCCTTCGACCTGTATATATTGACCCTTTTCGTCGTTTTTAAAGGTTGTTAGTTTGACTTTATTATCATTAGTTATATTTGTATTATACAATAAAATCGTATTCAGTTCATCATCTGTCAGCAAATCTTTCTTTTCATTCCAAACAATTTGTCCGGTTTTAACAGCCAACCCTAGCTTCTGAATTGTCGTCGCATTTTCAAAATAGACATTCAATTGTGCCGCATTCGATGTAAATATATAATTGCCATTTAGCTGGATAGAATAAGGACAACAATTGCTAGGTTCTTCTACTTCTATTTGACTTCGTTTTTTAAGAAATAGCCCAAACGTCGCCTGTTCGGTCTCCAGAAAATCATTTGCGTCCGCATAATCTTCTATTTCGATAATATCGCAAGTTTTTTTAATAAAGTTTCTTATGCTAGAATAATACACCGCATTTAAGAAACTTTTTGGAATAACAAATGCCAATACTCCATTTGGCTTTAGCAGATGAAGCGAATGAATGATAAACAATCCGAATATATTTGGCCTGCCTGTTATATATTCATCGTATTTTGCCGGAACGGCATCTCTTTTACACACAAAATAGGGTGGATTTCCAATGATCAAATCATATTTATCTGTATCTGACAGGCTAATAAAATCCGCATTAATCATATCGACTTGATTTTTAAATGTCAGTTTTGTAATTTCTTCAAAAATATCCGCATTTTGTTCCACGCATGTTATTGATACATCTGATAATATGTCATCTAATGCTTTTACAAATTCACATGAGCCGCAAGATGGTTCTAAAATACGAATATTGGTGTCGCTTTCGCTTTTCTCTAGATGTGGTATTGCCTTATCTATCACTCTGCTTGTAATAGATTTCGGTGTGAAATAAATACCTTGTGACTTTTTTACTGTTTTGGCAAGTTTCTCTGTTAGATCAATTGATAATTTATTAAATTGTGTTACTGCTGCCGATGATTTCATTTATATAATATGTTAAATATGTTTAATATGTTATAATATCTTTATAATGTGTATAATAATTCAATTTTATTCAGAAAACCGTAGCTTTTCCGAACCCTTCCCTTTTACATATACTATTTCAATGGTCTTAATTTCTTCTTAAATATTTTAATTTATTAAATAATTATATAATAAATGCTGAACGATTATATTAAACTTTTTTTAGATTACATTGGAGTATTTGCTTATGTAATTTTATTCTTATTAACTATTTTTTTATTACAAAATAAGATCAAATATCTAAAGGTGTTTGTTGTCGGTTTTATTATGAACTATGTATTAAATGCTATCTTAAAATACGCAATTAGAGAACCTCGGCCATCCGAAGACTCGCGACTTCTAGAAAATGAGAGAGTTGGGTTCGATAAATATGGCATGCCATCCGGACATGCCCAAAAATCTGGGTTTTGTCTGGCATATATCACATTGGTTTTGAATAATCCATTGATAACTGGAATATATCTAGTAATAACTGCTATTTCTTTATATCAACGATATAAGTATTCGAATCATACTATTTTACAACTTATCGTAGGTCTTGTAATCGGTATTATAGCAGGATATTTGGCTTACCATGTTGGTAACAAATGGATTAAGGGTTAAGGGAACTGCCGTTCCCTTATGATCCCATGCTTTTAAGTAAGGGAACTTGCCGTCTTCGCTTCACAGACCTTATGATCCCATGCTTTTAAGGGAACCAAGGTCATCGCTTCGCAGACCCTATGACCCCTCCTTTTAGGTAAGGTCTGTGAAGCGAAGACGGCAGTTCCCTTACCTTAAAATGTATTTATATAATATATAAATGAACTTGGATTCTTTATCTCTTAAAACAATCATGTTAGGTTTAGGTGCCGGATTCCTTGGAGGCTCATTAGGTCAATCAGGTGTCGAATCTATGTTACCCGGTCTCCTAATCTTAGGAATTGTTTCCGATTTTAAAACCGCTGCGGGAACGGTTTTATTAGCTATTTTACCACCATCGGCATTATTAGCAGTTATCGAATATTATAAAAGAGGACAAGTTCAGGTCATTACTTCTGTAACGTTATTTATAAGTTACTTTTTTGCCGCCTATTTAGGTGCCTATTTTACTAAAAACGTGTCTAACTCTAAATTAGAATTTGTATCTGCTATATATTTTTATGTTATCGGAACTTTCTTTTTATGGAATTCTATTACAGGAACATATGGAGAGAAACATAACGTATCACATACATTCTCTTATAAAAACTAATTTTCACCCAAGGAATAAAAGATTAGGTAAATAACATATTTATTTTTATAAATATATTATAATACATTTCATTACATGTCTGGATTACCTTTTACTACTGGTTTGTGTCAAGGATGGTCTAATCCTAATATGAATTATGCCACACCGACGATCGCTTATCTATCCGGAACTTACAGCCCCGCTGGCTCAACCACCTTGGTCGCCATTTTTGGCAGCAATTTTCGATTATATTCGACCATCCAGTTTGGCACCTACACGCCAACCATGATTTTTATTAATTCAGGGCAAATTAATTTTTACGTCCCTTCTAGCGCCCCATCAGGCAATAACCCGGTTCAGGTGTTTAATGACACGAATGGCTCTAATACAGTAGAATATACAATTGATATTGCTCAAGGCTTTTGGTTTTTAGATCCAACTTACTCAGACGTTATTACTAATTCTAATTCTGGGGGATTATCTATTGAGGGTCCAATTCAAATTAATAACACCATTGATAGTAATAGCGGCAGCACTATTGTGGGTAATCTTGTGTTTAATAACAATAGCATTACTGGTAATCAGAATATTCAATGGTTTAATTCAGCGTCTATGACCGCATATTTTGACACCGGAACTAATCAAGAGACTGTATTTATTACTGGGGATTTAAATGTCAGTGGCAACGCCTATGCTAATGGATTTATTTTAACTAGTGACTACCGTATCAAAGATATTATAGAAACCTTAGACGATTCCGATTCATATTCAGTAGATGATTTGAATCCAGTTAAGTATTTCAATAAGAAATCTGGGAAAGAGGAAATCGGATTTATTGCACACGAAGTTCAGGAAGTATTTCCTTGCCTTGTAACTGGCGAAAAAGATGGTCCTGGGCTACAAACTCTGAATTATATTGGATTAATTGGCATTCTAACAAAGGAAATTCAGCTTTTGAAGGCGGAGGTTGCGGCTCTTAAGGGTAAGGGAACTGCCGTTCCCTTATGATCCCATGCTTTTAATATTTCAATTATGATCCCATGCTTTTAATATTTCAATTATGATCCCATGCTCTTAATATTTCAATTATGATCCCATGCTATTAATGTTTCAATTATTGTGACAGTATTAATCGTAAAAAGCATGGGATCATAAGGGAACGGCAGTTCCCTTAACTTTTCTAGTTCTATTACCACCTTTACTTTTTTTTCGTTGGGCTTTTTTATCTTGTGTCTGTTTATCTTGTTCTTTATTATTTGGAAGAGCCTTTTTAAGATTAGCTAGCTCTCCCTTTTTTCTTTCAAGAAATTTAATAAATTGCTGTTTGGCAGCAGGAGTAGCCGCGGGGTCCGGTTCCGCTAATCCTGCTATTTCAGCAGTTAACTGGTTAATTTGACTTAATATTGCCTTTGTTTTTTTGTTTTCTATATTTTTTTCCGCCGTTTCTATTTCATCATTTCTCTGTCGCGTCTCTTCTTCTTCAGCCTGTTTTTTTTGTTTCGATATCGCTTCCTTTCGAATCTTAATATTCTTCTGTATTGCTTCCAAATTTACCTTTCGTGTTAGTTTACGCATTTGACTGGGTATTCCTCTTAAAGAATTAATTAACGGATTTAGCTGTCCTAGTTCATTACAAATTTTCCTAGAGGTAGCCTTTCTTGTTTGATTTGTTATTCGTGGTCTCAAAATAATAGTTGACTCATTAAACGTAATGTCTTTATATAGAGGGACAAATTGATTTGATAAATTTATTAGCTGGTTAAAAATGACTGGATCTAACTTTGTATAAAAAGAATTTAATTTTTCTAGCGGTAAATGATTCAGACTGTTGCCAATTATTATGTTATTTAAATTTTCAAGTATGATTGCTAAATAATCATATGCTAAGTTTGTTATAGCTTTTAGCTTGTCTAAAGGAATATTTGGATCAAGTGTATTATTTTCTAATTCCTTTAATAATCCTTGTTTTTTCTTTACTAGTTCATCAGATGAAATAATCTTAAAAAATGTTTTATTAAATGGAATTTTAAATAGACTCATAGCGGCTAATGTTGCTTCTTGTAGCGGTTTTATGTTTATTGGATTTACAGGGTTTATTGGGTTTATTGGTGGTCCTCCTAGTCCTGGTGTTCCTGGTCCTGACTTTAATGGTAGAAGATCTCTTTCTCTTTCTCTTTTCCTTTCTCTTTCTTTGGCTTCAAATTCAGATGTCTTTAGTTTTTTGATTAAGTCTGACATTATCGATTCTTTTCTTTTTTGCTCTTTTTCTGCTGCCTGTTTATTTAATTGCGATCTTGCCAGTTGTTCTTCTATAGATTTTCGTCCTTCTGCGGTGGCTCTTTCTTGCGCCTCTTGTTGTAGCCTAGCTATGTTTTCCTTTTCAGCTGCTATTATTTTTTCTATTTCATTTTGTTTTTTCATTTCTGATTGATATTTAGCTTCAAGTGCTTGTTCTCTTTTTCTTTCTTGTTCTCTTTCTTGTTCTCTTTTTCTTTCTTGTTCTAGTTTTTTTTGTATTATTGTTTGTTCTCTTAAATAATCAGCTTGTCGTGTTTTTAGATCTTCTCTGTCAAATAAAAAAGTTTCGAGTATTTCAAAAGCAGCAGCAATATTAGCTCGATAAGCATTAACATTTGTATTTCCTGTAACACATGAAGCTATTCTGCTATTATATTTTTGACCTAAAATAGTAATCGCGTCAGCATTATCTATTTTGTTATTTTCAATATCGTCTATAAATCTTCTATCTATGTTTAATACATCACATGCTAACAAAATATTTACTCCTGGATCTTTTTCTGCTGAAGCACATTTTTCTGATTGTATTTCCGACTGTCTTTCTGATTCTCTTTTTGAAACATCTATCTGAAATTGTATTTGTTTTTTATCTAAGATATCCTTAAGTAAAAAGTATGCTTTATCTATATTTGGCTCATAATTTTTATCATTCTTTTTGCTTTTCCGATTAACACAAGTCTTTGTTATATCCGAATATGCGTCATTTAAAATATTACGCGCATCTTTTCGATTTATAAAAAGTAGGTCTTCAATTCCTAATACTTTACATGCTTCAGTATAATTATTTCCTGGATCTCGTTCTGCTGGTTTACAATATTCTAATTCTTTTTCGACCTCTTCTTTATTTATTCTCTCAACGTTTTCTTCTGCTCTTTTGTTTTCTTTTTTTTGTTCGATAAGTCTTTCTTCTTTTAAAATTTGTTTATCTACTTCTTTTAAAAATTGTTTATCTCCTTCTTTTTCTATTTTTAATTGTTTTAATTTTCTCGCTTTTTCAGCTTCTTCTGATTTGCTTGCTTCTTGGAGTTTTTTATCTAAAAAAGCATTGAGTATTTTGTAAGCTTTTTCTATGTTACGATTATACAGATCATTATTCGCATTTTGTCCTGTAAGACATAATTTTTTTTTATTATTATAAAAGAGGTTTAAAATACTCTTCGCATCTAAACTTTTTATTCCATTATTTTCAATTTTAGATATAAAATTATCATCTAGTGATAATACTTTACATGCGGCTACAATATTATTTCCTGGATCAATTGCCGCCGAGCCACATTTTTGAATAGCGGCTTCTTCTGCGTCTTTTAGTATTTTTTTTGCGACCCTATCAGCCTGTCTTGCTTTATTTATTTGGTCTCTTTGTTTTACTGCTTCTGCCCTTAGGGTTGCTGTTTTTAGATTTGATGCTTTTACTTCTTGTTTCGCTGCGGCAACCTTATCTTTTAATATTGCTTCGTCTTCTTCCTGTTTTTTCAATTGTGATTGTAGTTGATCTTTTTCTGTTTTTGATAGTTGTTGTAATAGTTTTTGCTGTGTCACTACTTGTGCTTGAGTTATTAGTGCCAGCTCTTCTTTTCTTTTTTCTACTAAATTTTCTAGTGTCTTTGTTTCTGCTTCGTCTTTTGCTTTTTGTTTTGCGATTTCAAGTAATGCTTTTTCTAGTTTTAATTCCGTTTCTATTGCTTTCTTTCTTATTATTTCTAGTTGTCGTATTGCTTCTGATTCTTCTTCCGATTGTTTTATTCTTGCTTGTTCTTCTCTTGTTTGTCTTGCTTCTGAATCGATCATTTTTGCCCGTTTTTCTGCCGCTACTCTTTCTGCTTCTTCTCTTGCTTGTCTTGCTTCTGCTTCTTCTCTTGCTTGTCTTTCTGCTTCTTCTCTCGCCAGGGTTTGTTTTTTTGTTGACTGATCTCCTTCTAGTTGTTCTATTGCTATTACTCGTCTTGCTGATAAAGCTGATTGTTTTGCTTCTGCTTCTGCTTTTGCTTTCTTTTTGGCCTCGTTTTCTCGAAGTTTAGCATTAAATGCGGTAGTTTTTGGTTTCATTTCCTCTAATATTTCTTCTGATGTTTTAGGTGGTTTTTTCCCTAGTTGTCCATAGAAAACTGTTAGTCTCTCTCTACGCTTGTTTATTTCGGCATTTAACTCTTTTATTTCTTCCTTTTTGTTACCTAGTGGTTTATATAAATTAATTTGATATTCATGTTTTTTAATCATATCCTCTTCGTGTTTTATTTTTTGTAGAATTGATTTTTTTTCTTCTAATGTTAATTTTTTACTCATATATAATATAGTTAAATTGTTATTTAACTAGAAACTTAGAAAGCTAAAAACCTTGGAACTATAAACTTACATCTAAGAAACTTTAATATAGATTATTTATATGATTATTATCTTTCTTTTAATAATAATAATAATAATATGTCTTCTAGTAGCTATAAATAATTTTAATTTTAATTTTTACGAAACATTTACTAACAATAGTAATAATCAGAGTCAAAACCAAAATGTTGTCTTAATCGGCGACAGTATGTTAAAC